GGAACCGGAAGGATTTGTTCGAGCTCTTCCGTCATCTCGAAATTCTTAACTTGCATATTGTCCTCTGCTTACGGTTTAGGCCCGCAGTGCCTTGCGTCTAAGACGTATTTTTCAGCACTTACAGTATACCATGGGTTGACACGGCTATTCTGCGTTTTGAATTTTCTCTTCGAGGTCGATAATTTCACGCTCAACAATGGCGAGTCCATTCACGATACCAACGCAATGTTGATAGTCCTCGTAGTTCTTACAGCCACCGAGAGACATGTGATCAGCGGTCTGATTCATGTGCTCACGAATGCGGTTCTTGATGTATTCCATTTCAGTCATGCTGTCTCCAAAAAAGTGCAATTGAACTTATTCGTTATTCTGAGCAATTGTCTTGGCGATTTCAACACCAATCTTTGCACCTTCGAGTTGATCCTTTTGCTCGAGCTTGTCTTTCTCGGATGCGATCTTGACGCCGAGTCGGGCGCCCTCTTGGCGCTCCTGAGATTCGATGCGCTCACGCTCAAGCTCATCCTTGGCGGCAGTCTTCTGTAATTCAACCTGAAGTTTCTGCAGATCGATTTCCCGCTTGTGCTGGAACTCAGCTTCCTTGAGGGAGATCTCGCGTTGTTGGATCTGAGTGAGAGGGTCTTGTTGCTGTTGTTGTGCCTGTTGCTGTGCAACCTCGGCCTGATCCTTCTGCAGAACTTTGCCTGCGGCTTTTGCAAGAACTGGGGCGAGATCACGCTCCACATCCTCTGGAAGCAACTTGTCGCTTGGCATTGCTACACCCAGTTGCTTTTCGATTTCTCGTCTGTACTGGAATGCAACGTGCTCAGTGATATGCTCCGCCATTGCCGCCTGAATGGCGCCTGCAAACGGAGACTGCCCAACCATCTCACGGATCTTCGGATCCTGAACAAAGGCCATGTGCACTGCAATGTGTGCTTCATGGTCTTGGTAGTCAAATGCTTTGACCGCCTCTTGGTTGAGGACTGCCATGTTCTCAGAAACAGGATCCATGTTCTTGATTTCTTCGGGGAGCTTGACGATGTCTTTTGCATCCTTGATATCAAGTACCTCAAGCATCTGGCGGTGCAGTTTGGCCATATCGTAGAATTGTGGTGCCTGCTGTGCCAACTGCAGTGCGGCCTGATACTGAACCACCCGTTGGGACATTGTTGCCGCATTTGGGTCAGAAACGGGAATAACATCCACTCGCCCATCGAAGTCTTCGACACGCGAATACTCTCCGTCAATGACGTAGTCATATGCAGGTGGCATGTAGTCATGGATGACTTGCGCAATAAGCTTCAGCTCTTTTTTGAGCGATGCATGCAGTCGAGCTTGAACGCCTGACATCACCTTCATGTTGCGTTCGAGTAGCGCCAGTGTGGTGCCCACTGGGGCGTTGGCCGACATCTCGCCAATGTTTATTTCGGCAACTGAGCCAATACGGCGGCCCTCTTCGACAATGTTACCCAACAAGTTGTACAGTACACCTGATGGTTCTTTGTATGGCAGTGGGAAGATGTTGTCTCGGATTGCTCCACCCGGTACATCCACATCACGGAACTCGCCCGGAGTGAGTGGTGACTCATCTCCCTTGATTCGGAGTCCTCGTGTCTTGAGTCCAGCAGGCAGATTCGAGAGAGTGCCCGCATCAACGAGCTGTCGAAGGATAGACGTTGCTGACTTGGCTAGGCCACCAATAAGATGAATAAGCCCAATCCCGTAGAAACCAAGTCCGGGCAAGTACCGATAATGCACGAAATGGTCACGCTTCTTCTTCTTAGGATCGTCCTCATACCAGTTTCTTCGGATTGAGAGAACTTCTCTAGAAGACTTATCGAGCGTGACAACATACGGACGGGCGATTCCATCTTCGTCAGCAAAAGGCTCGGGAAGGTCGAGATCAACATGCATCTCAAGTAGAGTGTGTCGGTCATCATCTTCAATCGAATAGTCATGCTCACCTTCCAGTTCGTCATACTTCTCTTGGATATCTGAGAAATCTGGTTCGGGGTCAGGTAAATCGATGTTCCGGTAGAACCCGTTGACCATTAACTTCAACACCTCATTCGGTGTCTTCTTCATGACATGGGTGTAGCGCTCGCACGTTGTTAGATCGCTGGCGCCATAAGAAACAACGAAGTCTTCTGCGGGCACGAAGATGGCCGCAGGTCTCTCAAGCATCGGGTCGTAATACACTTTACGGAACGCAGAACCTGCAAGCGGCAAACGGAACAGAAGTTGTTCTGTTTCGTCTCGGTAATCTGTCATGTTCTCTGTGAGTTGATAATTCATCTCACGTTCGATTCGGTTGGCCTGCTGGATAACTTCGGTCTTGCCATCTGAAATTACTGTCGTTCTGACGGGGCCTGATGCAGGGAACACTTCCATCATGGCCTGTGCCTGAAAACGGACCACTGCTTCTGTCAGTACGGGGTGGAATACACCACAGGCTCCCGGCCATGGTTGGTCTCGGTCTTCGATCTTCATGCCAAGGAGGTCGAGTCCTTTGACATAGGCTCGGGCCCAATCTTTCCGGCTAGTTCGGTCGCCGTTAAATTGATCTACCAGTTCTGAGCCGATCCGCTCAAGCTCACCCTCTTCGATGAACTCCGCAAGGTTGGAGTCGTGATCAGGTCCTAGAATATCTTCCTGCATCTCCTCATCAAAGATGATGGCCATGCCGCCATCTTCCTCTTCGATGGTCACCGCGTCCGGATTGATAATTTCGATTTCGAGCTCAGGAGAGTCCTCAACCGTGTCTGGAATTAGATTGTCTTCAAGTGGTTTGTCAATTGCCATCAGTAGTATTCAACCCGTCTTTGGTATGCTGGTTCATCACTCCAGTCGTCCATGTCCGACCGGATCCATCCGCCTTGCCTGAATCGTAACAGTGCTTGCGTCATCGAGTCCACTAAGTCATCGTGATCTCCAGACGGAAAAGCGGCACACTCCTCAATCATCTCATCTGCCCATCGGGTGGGTGGTGCCCACACCACTCCAGAGGCAAAGAGGTCTGTCACTGCGTTGACTCGGGCGATCTTATCTTGACCGCGTGATGGAGTGAACTCAGTCACTGGTATTCCCATAGACCGGAGCTCGAATATCAACGGAGCACCGGACGCTTTTTTCTCTACAATCATTTGATCTGGCTCCCATTGCCAATAATGATCGTAGGCAACACGCTTCAGTTCAGGGAACTCATATTTCTCCTTGAAGCTATCCAATAATATCAGATTTGGCACCTCATCCCCGGACTCATTTGGATGATAGAAGACGCCCCATGTGGTACACGCACTGTAATCCGAGCGTTGTGTTTTCAAAAACGCCGTATCCCAGCTCTGGATAACAGCCTCACAGCGTGGCGGAGCGTCATATTCCCATTCGCGCCACCATTCGCGTTTTATGAGTGCCCCTTCTTCGCTTGTTGGGTCTTGTTGGTACTGTGCCTGCCACTTCGAGACGGGCAATTCTGCTTTAAGTGCCTCAAGCTGGGGTAGCGGCCAGAACTCGGGCCACAAGGGCTGGCCTGAGGGCATGATGGCGGGCAGTTCAATGACCTCCCACTCATCAGATCCTTCCCTTTCTGCTGATTTTTTGACAATTTGGCCTGTAAGATCCCTCACTGACCAGCGTGTCATCACGATAATGATGGCACCACCCGGTTGTAAACGCTGTCTCGGGCCTGATGTGTACCACTCATAGACCTTATCGTACACTTCGGGGTTGTATGCGCCGATTGCGGCCTCTTGTTCGGAGTGCGGGTCGTCAATAATTAGAATATCGGCACCTTTACCGGTCACCGCACCGCCCACACCAATCGCAAAATAGTCACCACCCTTGCTTGTGGACCAACGTCCTGCCGCTTTCGAGTCTGATGACAGGTCAATGTCCGGAAAAACCTGCTGGAAGTCTTGGTTGTCGAACAGATTTCGCACCTTTCGACCGAAACCAACGGCTAACTCTGCAGTGTGTGCCGTTTGAATGACCTTTTTTTCGGGGTATCTACCCAGAAACCATGCCGGGAACAGGTATGAGGCAAACTCAGACTTGGTGTGCCGGGGTGGCATGTTAATAATCAGGCGTTTGAGCTCACCGTTTGCCACTCGCTCGAAGGCGTCCGACATGATTTTATGGTGCCTGCCAGCAATGAACGCTGGCCAGACATGTTTAACAAACTCCAAAAAATCGACACGTGCGTTCTCACGTGTACGCGCAATCGACATTTCGTCAACAAGTCGTAGGAGTTCTTTCTGTTCGTCC